TTGATCCAAGTGGTGCTAATCTTGCTGTTATATCTGTGACCCCCTCCAGTGCTTCGGTTGCACTTAAACCAAAAGCTTTCTGTGCATCATTAGCAATCTGAAGAGATTTTGCAAATCCTCCATTTTCTTTTGTAAGTAAACCTAATCTGACCCTTAGCCTTTCAAAATTTGCTGATGTATTTACCGCTTGTCTTCCAATAACTGCTAAACCAGTAACAGCAATTGCATTTCTCAAACCATTAAATGAGTTTTGTAATCTATTTGTTCTATTTTGGACACCTTCTAGGGATCTTATTGCACCAGTAGCATCAACGCTAAGTTTTACATTTGCTTGTGCCACAAATTAAAAAAGTCTTTTCTCTATATTACCTTGAATTGCGTTTTTGTCGTTGTAACGCCTTTTTTTCTTCTTCAGATTTAATTTCATAATATCCAGCCCAATAAATAAGCTCCGCCTCAGTCATTCCCATCCTGAGTTCTTGCACCGTCTTACCAAGTTCTGTTGCTAGGAAAAACTCAAACCTAAGCCAAGTGTCCCCTCTTATCCTTTTTTTGCTGTATCGATATCTAGTTCGATTTCATTTAAAAACAACTCAAGCTCATTTAATACTTTTTCTGGGAGCTGTCGTTGTAATATTGGAGCATCTGACATATCAAAAGCTGGAGTTCCATCTTCCTTCTCTGCCATTTGACAAAGAAGTTGAGTTGAAACAACTAAAGCATCTGCGTCTTTACCAGCTAATTGCTGAGCTTTTACTCTTGCGTATCTTGTGATTGGCTTAAACCAAAGAGATAGTTTTACTTCTCCTTGAGAATTTTTCACATCAAATTTTCTTCTTGTGACCATTTCATCTTGAAAAGCCCCAAGCAGAATATCTGCGGTTCTTTGTGTCGCCATAAATTATTTAGATCGCAGATGTAATAGTGCCTGATGGCTTAAACGTGATGTTAATTGTACTCACATCACCAATAGATGAACCCTGTTCAAAGTTTGTTATAAGGCCATTAAAGCTGATTTTTTTAGTTCCGCTTGCACTATCAGGGAAAAGTTCAAAAGATGCTGTTGCATTGTCACCAGTGGTCAAGATGCCGTCCATAAATGTTGCAGTCTCACCAGAGGCAGCGTTGTCGTATTGGAGAACAGCAGATCCCTCACCTTCAATAAGTCCACCAACAAAAGATTTGAAAGTGTCACCTTGAACAGTTGTCTCTTGTGTATCTTTAGTAATAGACATGGACCATTCTCTAGTGCCTAATACTGGGTTGACTGAAGAGCCGTCATCATCAAATTTGACTTGCCCAACATCACCTTTTACAGCAGCCATAACAAAAAAAAGAAAGATTTATAAATATATTAACTCTTTTTTGGTTTTTTTACAGCTTTTGCTTTTTGAGTCTCCATATAACGTCTGCATTTAGGGTCCCAATATTTGGGATCTCTTCTACCCTTGACAGCTTCAATTGCGTCAAGCATTTCTTCTGTGATTTCAATCATGGTGTAAGTGCCTCATATAATTCAAATGTTATTCTAATCTGTGTTTGAAATTTGCCCTCTGGACTTGATTGTAATATCTCAGGACCAACTGGTGGATCAAAACGCACATCAGAAACAGTGATTCTGTTAAATAAATTTCTAAGTCTTTTCGCAACTGCGAAATTTTCTCCAGCTCCTATTCCCTGCTTTGTATAAATATTAAAAGTAATAAGACCCACAACAAGATTTGTGGCGGTGGTACTTGAATTAGGTGCTTGCTGTGTAAGGTATTCACTTGATCCAAAGCTAATAATACATTGAATATAT